ATTGCCAAGATTGAGGGTCTGGTAGGTGTCGCTGGTGCAGAACTTGATGCGATGGCTGAGGCCGCTAGGCGCTTTGGTAGAGAGACTGGTAAAGGGGCACAGGAGGCCGCTGCAGGTCTCTTTGTTATTGCTTCCTCAGGTTTGCGAGGCGCGGATGCTAGTGAAGCACTCGAGCTCTCCCTAAAGGCTGCTGCTGCAGGTTTGGGTGCAACTGAGGACATTGCGCGAGCTGTCTCTGGTGCTCTGAATGCTTACGGCACTGATGTCATTGATGCTGCTGCTGCAACGGATGTGATTGTGGCAACAGCTAGGGCAGGTAACTTTGAAACTTCTCAGTTTGCTGCAGCTATTGGTAGGGTTCTGCCTTTCGCTAAGCAGGCCGGATCCAGCCTTGAAGATATGGGTGGCGCGGTTGCCCTTCTGACTAGAACTAACGGTGATGCTGCACAGTCTGTCACCCAGGTCTCTGCACTGTTTAGAGCGTTTGTTGTTCCCACTGAAGAGGCGAAGAAAGCGCTCGACAATGTGGGTCTCTCTGCTGAGGATATGCGTAACGCTATTGCTAATGAGGGTCTCCCTGCTGCGCTTGACATGTTGGATGAGAAGCTCGGTGGGAATCGTGAACAGTTAGGGCGTTTGCTTGGTTCGAGCGAGGCGGCCTCTGCAGCTTTCCAGATTCTTGATGCTGACAGCAAAACGATTGCTGAAACTTTCGGTGTTGTCAATGATGCTGCTGGCATGACTCAAGAAGCTTTTGAAGTAGTGGAGGACACTGCTGCTAACAGGCTTGCGGTTGCAATGGCTACAGCGCGTGACAGTCTCATTGAGATTGGTGATGCAATCCTCACGATGGTGAGCCCCAGGCTAGAGGAGTTCTCTGGGTGGATGGAGGAGAACAGGGAACCTATTGAGCAAGGGTTCATTGCAATCTTCAACTCTATTGACAAAATCGTTGGCGGTATTCAAGAGCTCATGGAGGAGAATGTTCTGCCCTTCATGAAGTCTGTGTTTGAAGATAATCGTTTTCATGAGGGTATTGCAACGATTGCTTCAGGTATTGGGATTATCGCTTTTGAGGCGAAGCGGTTTGTGGATTCTGAGCTTGGGTCTTTCCTTTCCGAGATTACGAGAGAGGGCATTCTCAACGGTCTTGGACAGTTGGGGCGCAATCTGGAAAACATTGGTACTGCTTTGGGGATTATCAATGACACCATCAATCTTCTGCAGGGTAAAGAAGGTGAGGTAACTCTAGGGCAGTTGCAGCAATTATATGAAGATGTCAGCAACATAGGGCCTTTTGGTTTTGGCGCTGGCATTGGTGAATCAATTAGAAACGCAATCCTTGGTCCGATTAGTGCACGACAGAACTCTAGTGATTTGAGGGGTCGTAGGGCTGGGGGTGGTCCTGTCGCTAGCGGTGGCGCTTACCTGGTGGGTGAGCTTGGTCCTGAGTTGTTCATTCCTTCGAGTGGGGGTGGCACGATTATCCCCAATGATCGCGTTAGCGGTGGGTCGAAAATCACTATCAATGTGACGGCAGGTATGGGCGCTAACGGTCAAGCGCTAGGGGAGGCTATCGTCACGGCTATCAAACGGTATGAGCGCACCTCTGGCCCTGTGTTTGCGAGCGCGTAATGGCTGTCACATTAGAGCTAGGGCTTAGCAAAGCTTTCACCTTGGATGACCCTGTGGCTGGTGTGATTGGTTCCACAGAGTTCACTATTGGTGGTGTGGAGTTTGAGGATGTGACTTCGCGTGTGCGCTCTATCAGTATTGCTCGCGGTAAGAACAGGGACCTGGACAGGTTCAATGCTGGGTCTTTGAGTGTGGAGTTCAATAACACTGACAGGGCGTTTGACCCTCTCTACACTTCCTCACCCTTCTACGGTGACATTGTGCCGAGGCGTGATGTGCGTGTGCTCGCTGACGGTACAGCACAGTATGTGGGGAAGGTCACTGACTGGAACCTGGGTTATGACCCTTCAGGGCAATCTATTGCAGCGCTTGAGGCTGCTGATGCTTTCACTTTCTTGGCACAACAGGTACTGACTCCTGGGACTGCTAGTGTGCAATCCTCTGGGGCGCGTGTGAGCGCGGTTCTTTCTCAGGCTTCTGTGGATTGGCCTGTTGCTGATCGTGACATTGACACTGGGGCTTCTGAGCTTGGTGCTGATGTGTTCCAGGGGAATGTGCTCAACTATCTGCAGAAGGTGGAACTGTCTGAGGGTGGGCTCCTGTTCATTGACAAACAGGGGCGCGTGGCTTTCAAAGACCGGCTGAGCACACCCACTACTGACAGTGTGACAGTGTTTGCTGATGACGGTTCTGGGATTCCTTTTGCACCGGCTTTGGTGGAGTATGGGACTGAGCAACTTTATAACCAGATAACAGTGACTTCAGGCTTTGGGACTGCTACAGCTAATGGTGCTTTGTCTCAGACTCGCTATGGGATCCTTGAGCGCGATGTGCAGACTTTGCTTTCTACACAGACTCAGGTGGAGGATTACGCTGATTTTCTGGTGGGGCGTTACGATGAGCCTGAGTATAGGTTTGCTCGCCTCGCTGTAGACATGAGCAACTTGAGCTCTGCACAGAAGGCTTCCATGTTTGCGCTTGACATGGGCAGTGTTATCCAAGTGAAGTTCACCCCTAACAGTGTGGGTGATGCGATTGAGCGTTACGGTCTGGTGATAAACATTGGGCATAGTGTGAGTGCTGATGAGCACATCATGACTATTGGTGTGGGCTCCCTGCAAACCTCTCTCTTTGTCATTGGTGACTCAGAGTTCGGTACAATAGGAACAGACGCTCCAGGCGTTTTGGGATTCTAGGAGGCATGGATTTTGGCTGGTGCTGGGTTCAAGCTTTTCCAGAACGGTAGTGTGTTGCTGGCTTCTGAGGTTAACACTTACATGATGGAGCAACAGATTATGGTGTTTGCTGGGACAGCAACTAGGGAAGCTGCGATTACTTCACCTAGCGAGGGCATGTTCGCGTTCCTCAAGGACACTGACACGCTCACTTATTATAATGGATCAGATTGGCAGGACTTCTAATGGCTGCAGGCGGTTTCAAAGAGTTTGTGGCAGGGGAAACCCTTGATCAGGATGAGATCAATGATTACCTGATGCAGGGGATGTTGGTGTTTGCTGGGACTGCTGCGCGTGGGTCTGCTATTGGGACACCTGTTGAGGGACAGTTTTCGTTTCTGACTGATTCTGACACTGTTGAGTATTATGACGGTTCGGCTTGGACTGCTCTCTCTACTTCGCCTGGCGCAGCAGTTGTTTCTGGCACTACTGGTTCGCCTACTCTGGGGACTGTCAGCTCTGGTGGTACGACCTACAATGTCTATTCTTTTACTGGGTCTGGTTCGATTACTTTCAGCGAGGCTGGCTTTGCTGAGCTTTTGATGATTGGTGGAGGCGGTGGTGGTGCCGAGGGCCGAGGTGGTGGCGGTGGGGCCGGTGGATACTTGCCTGTTTCTGCCGGATACTTTTCTGCCGCAACGCATACGATTACAGTGGGCGCAGGTGGGGCCGGTGCTGTTCCTCAAAGCAATGAGGGAGAGCATGGGAATAACGGTAACTCCTCACGCTTAGGTGACTTCTATGTGCCTGGTGGTGGTGGGGGAGCCGCGTACTCTCGCAACTCAGGCGGTTCACAAAACTCAACCGTTGGGCTCAATGGTGCATCAGGTGGTGGCGCTGGAGGAAAAAACACTGGAAGCGGTGAATCTGGGGGCTTGGGCTTTTCACCTATCGGCAACGCTGGTGGCACATCAAATGACTATGGCGGTGGGGGCGGTGGCTCCTCAACCGCTGGCGCTAACGACAGTGGAACCGGAGGAAACGGCGGTGACGGCACAGCCTCCTCAATCACAGGAACTTCTGTGACACGAGCTGGCGGAGGTGGGGGTTCTTATGCTGGCACTGGTGGAACTGGCGGAGGTGGGGATGCTTCTGATGGGGCAACGGCAGTAAGTGGGACTGCTAACACTGGATCTGGTGGTGGAGGAACAAACTCAGGAACTGCTGGTTCAGGTGGTTCAGGTATTGTTATTGTGAGGGTAGTGGTCTAATGGCTCATTTTGCGCGGATAGATTCTGACAACAAGGTTGAGGAAGTCATTGTGGTGAACAATGATGTGCTCCTGGATGATGAGGGTGTTGAGCAGGAGGCGCTTGGTCAGGCTTTCATTGCCTCACTTGGGATGCAGGGGACCTGGTTGCAGTGCTCCTATAACGGGAGCATGAGGGGTGTGTTCCCTGGTTTGGGTTTCACTTATGATGCTGACCTTGATGAGTTTGTTGCACCTGTTGTAGAACCTATCGAGGCGTAGATCGTGAAACTCTCACAGCCCTGGCCTGAGGGATACAACATCAATGCACGATCCCCTTATGGGTGGCGCAAGCATCCTATTACTGGGAGGCGCAAGTTTCATCATGGGGTGGATGTGGCGCTCCCTGTGGGGACTGAGCTGCGTGCTCCTGCTGATGGGGTTGTTGTCAAGAAAGGCTCTGGGGCTTCTGGCGGTTACACTCTGATCGTGAAGCACGCTGATGATGTGTTCACTGTGTATTATCACTTGGCTAAACCTTCTCACCTTTTGGTGGGTTCGAGGTTTGAATGTTGTGAGGTGATTGCTCATAGCGGTAACACTGGTGCGAGCACTGGCCCTCATTTGCATTGGGAGGTCAGGAAGTCTGCACGCTGGGGTGACACTGTGGATCCTGTGCCTTACCTTCAGGGTGCTCCCTCTGTTGTGCCTGCAGCGCTAAAGGTGGATGGGAAACTGGGGCGGAATACTTGGAAGGCGTTTCAGACAGCGTTGAAAGATAAGGGCTTCTATAAGGGTGTGCCTGATGGTAGGCCTAGTGTGATGACTTATAGGGCTGTGCAGGCGTGGGCTGGTGTGAAACAGGATGGCGTGCTGGGTTCTCAAACTCGTAGAGCTGTGCAGGAGAAACTGGGTGTGAAACCTGATGGTGTGTGGGGCAGGCTTACAATCTCAGCATTGCAGAGGCAACTGAATCAGGGGCTTATCTGATGCCTGAGGACAACATGGAAACAGCTGGCGTGAAGGTGTCAATGCGCGATATTTATGCTGAGGTTCAACGGCAGGGCAGACTGCTGGAGAAAATTGCAAACAGCCTCCCTGACTCGGAGGACAAGATTGAGGATCACGAGCTCAGAATTCGGAAGCTTGAGATGAGGATGTGGCAAGCGATTGGTGGGTTTGGTTTCCTTGCTGCCATCATTAGCCCTCTGATTGCGGTGATGACTGCGTGAGGTCTAACCCTAACTGGAGGATCCGCAGGAGGTATGTGGCAGCCTCCTGGGGGATTGGTGCTGTCATGATTGCCCTAGGTGCTCTTGCTGTGTGGGGCGATAGGATGGGAGCTGTAGACCTGATCACTGGTGGGGTAGCTCTCATCACGATTGTCTTAGGCTCATATATAGGGGGGGCAGTAGCTGACGATGCCCTTCAGAAAAGGAGGAACCCTGATGGAGAAGTGGAATAAGTATTGGGCTTACGCTGGTGAGCGTGCGGTCAAGACTGTGGCGCAGAGTGCGCTTGCTGTGATTACAGCTTCTGGTGTTATCGGCATCCTGCAGCTTGATGTTGTGCAGATTTTGTCTGTGTCTGGTTTGGCAGGGCTCATGTCTTTGCTGACCTCTGTGCTTCAGTATGACAAAGGTGCAGAGTAATGGCTGACATTGATTTGTTCGAGAACATTGACAGGGTTGAGGGGTTTGAGGTCCCTGTAGATCCTATGGATTTGCTCCAGTGTGACTCCTGCCAGTGATACACTTTGAGTAGGCCATGTGCCTCTCTTGAATGAACCCCTCAGCTTTCCACCGGCTGGGGGGTTCTTCTATTCACTGAGCCATGCGTAGATGGTTCGCCTTGTGACACCTGTTTTCTTGGAGAGCACCTTGATGGTCACTCCCTCGCGGTATTGGTCTCTGACTCGGCTTCTGAGCTCTGCTGTGACCTTTTCTACGCGAGCGAGCTGCCATGCTCTGAGGTCAGCGAGTTGCTCTATGGTCTGATCAGCTAAATCGTAGTTCCCTGGAATCATCATGCACACCACTATACACGCCGATGAAAAAATGTGTTGCAGATTCTCTGTGGATACAGGTACACTCTGAGTAACCCAGAGAAAGGTGGAAACAAAATGGGTGCTATGAAGCAAATAGATGTGCAGTTCCAGGAGGCCATGCACCTTGCAATGACCTCACAAAACAAAGAGCTCGCTGACACTGTGGCGTGGTATCGAGCACACTTTGACAAACTCCCTGCAGAGCTGATGAGGGCTATCCTCACTGATGATGAGTTCTTTCAGAAGGCTGTGACTGTGTGGGATAACGAGCGGTTTGCTCCTAAGCCTGCGAGTGAGCATGTGGCTTTGCAGGTTCCTGTGGTGTCGCGTAGGGATTTTCGTGAACCTAAGCGAGTCTCTTACCGTTGCGCTCTGCTGATTGGTTTGGCAGGTGCAGCACTTCTGACAGGTGTGACACTTTTGGTGGTGGCATTATGAGGACAGGGTTAGCGTTCATAACTGTAGGTGTCTTGTGTGCGCTCATTGGGCGTAACACTGATGCTTATGTGATGGCAGGCGTGGCGGTCATGTCTGGTTTGGCAATGTTGAGAGTGAGGGGACTTTCATGATGGATGTGCAGGTTGATGGGCGCGAGGTCATCGTGCGCCTAAAGGATGATGTGTTTCAGATGGAGGAGCCTGGAACTATTTGTTTCACGCTCACGCAGGCAGCCACATTGCGTAGAGCCCTGAATGTTTTGGACAATCATCACTCTTTGGATGCTGAGCCTGAGGATGGTTAGCGTTCTGCTGGGAGTGTCCCAGCCCACACACCATAACGCTCATCCTGTTCTGTGGCGTAAGTGAAGCAGGCATCTTTGATGGGGCAGGAGTCACAAAGTTTGCGTGCAAGCCTGATGGCGTATTCCCTGGTGTGTTTGTCAGGGAAGTCCTCTGGGAAGAACACCTCAGGACAGTCCATGCAGGGTGTCCTGCCGATCCGGTCTACTTCAGACATCAGGTGTGAGTATGTGTGTCTGTGGTCGCTCATATAGTCAAGGTTAGTAGAAAGGTGGATGAAAATGGTACAGCGTAGTGAAGCTGAGAAGCTCGCTGATTTGATGGTTGAGGAGTGGATTGCTGCTTACTCTGACAATGGTGCTATCTGGCAGAGCGCGTGGGAGCAACTGAAGGCAGCTAAGTTGCGTGAGGCTCAGGCTGTCATTGATGAGGCCCTGGAGATTGCGAGAGCTCGCTGGGACAGGATGCACAATGCTGGGTCCTAACCAGTTCATTGCTTCTAAGCAACTGTTTGAGGCTGACTGGTTGCGTGCTCGCAGAGAGGGTGTGACCGCTACACAGGTTGCTAAGGCTTCTACCCCTGCAGGGTTTGAACAGTCTGTCAGGGATTGGCATGAGGAGTTTGTGGATCAGGATAACCCTTACATGGCTTTTGGCAGGGACATGGAACCTGTGCTTGCAAAGTTTGTGCATGAGAAGCACGGGATCCTGCCTAATGATTGGTTGCTGGCTAATGCTGAAACGCCTTGGCATTTGGCTACCCCTGATGGGTTGTCTCTCGATCACAGTGTGATTGCTGAGATAAAGACCACAGGGCAGGACTGGAAAAGTATTCCTTTGCAGTATCGGAGGCAGATGCAGTGGCAGCTTCATGTGACTGGGGCTGAGAAGTGCCTGTTTGTGTGGATGTTGCGGATGGAAGTAGATGGTGTGTTTGCTCCTGCATGGTTTGAGCCTGAGACAGTTTGGGTTTATCGTGATGAGCAAATGATTGATGACCTCAAGGCAACCGCTGAGAGGCTTTGGGAAAGGATCTATCTTGGATAGGAAAGATGTGAACTTGTTGAGGGTCGCTGATAAGTATGTGGCGGATTTGCGTGCCACTCCTAAGCCTGACCTTTGGAAGGATTACTACAAGCTGGAATCTAAGATTTTGGCTCAGAAGGTGGGCAAACGCTGATGGAGGGTGTGTCTGTGTTTGTGACTGTGCAGCTCCCTGATGAGTTGTATCAGAAGCTTGCTGCGCTTGCTAAGGCCAAGCAGGTGTCTGTGTCAGTGCTTGCTAAAGAAATCATTACTGACTATGTGAATGAGGAGAGGTGGCGTGATGGTGGAACTGCATGAGATTACCCCTGAGCTAGTGAGGGAGCTGTCTGATGAGTTGGAGCAGGATGAGATTAGGTCTTTGGTGGCTGCTGAGGTGAGGTCATTGTCTGATCAATGGAAGTTCTCGACTGTGGAGACTATGGAGTTGCTGGCTCGTTGTCAGGTGCGTGCTATCAAACTGGAGAACCTGGGTGTGTCTAGGTCAGAGGTGGCGCGTATGTTTGATGTTGATGTGAGGACTGTTGCCAAATGGGTGCGGTCTGATGTGCAGATACCTGTGAAGGGGTGGAGGAATGGCTAGGTTCAATCTTGCTGATTATGAGACGGTGGAGGAAAGGCTCAAGCGGTTCTACACTGACAACCCTGATGGCAGGATTCTGACAGAGAATGAGACTGTGCCTGAGTATCGACAGGAGAAAATCTGGGTCATCAAAGCCATTGTGTTTCTCAGTGGTGAGGATGTGGAGCGTGGCTGCCCTAAGGCCACAGGTTACGCTTTCGAGATTGATGGCACTGGGATGGCTAATCAGTCCTCTGCTTTGGAGAACTGTGAGACATCGGCTATTGGTCGCGCTCTCGCTAATGCTGGTTACAGTGGCAATAAGCGCACTACTCGCGAGGAGATGCAGAAGGTTGCACGCTTCGAGGAGAAAGCCAAACAGATTGACTGGCTCGCTGAGGCTGAGAAGCTACAGAATGTGGATCAGTTGAGGGTACTATGGGCGGAAGCATCCAAACAGGGTGCAGCACCAGAGATTCTGGAGAAACTGAAAGCTCATGCAACCGCACTCACCCCTGCTGGCATCAGTGAGCGAGCTGAGCCAAGCGTACCTGGAGGCACAAAGGGCAAACGATCTGCTGCTAAGTGAGTTCTGGAAGGATGAGTTGTGCAGAAGGTTGGTGAGTGTTTGTGATTCCATCACAGATAGCGAAGGATCTACTAGAGCTTTCTCAGACTAATCGTAAAGGGGTTGAGGCGCTGTATGAGGCTGAGACTGATTTGGCTGAGTGTGAGAGTGCTTTGGATAGGTGTGAGGCTCAAGAGTTTCTGAGCGCTTCTGGGAGTGTGGCTGAAAGGCAGGCTACAGCTAAGCTGGCGTGTGCTGATGCGCGGTTTGAGCGTGACATTGCTAAGGCGAAGGTGAACCGGATCAGGACCAAGATGCGCAGCATTGAGTCTGAGCTGATGGCTTTGGCTACTGCTGCCAAGATTCTCCAGGCTGAGATGAAGCTTTAGACTTAGGGTATGGCTGTCCCTAAGAAAGTGCTCAAGCTGGTGCAGGCGCGAGACTCGCACTGCTGGCATTGCGGTCTCGAGGAGGACCTTGTGCCTCACCACAGAATAAACAGGGGCATGGGTGGATCTAAACTCTTGGACACCCCAGATAACCTGATGATGGTGTGTGCCAGGTGGAACGGTGACATGGAGAGCAACGCTGAGCTTGCTGCTACAGCGCGTGGGTGGGGGCACAAACTACCTGTATGGGAGAAGCTCGAGCACCCTGTCTTTGACCGGATGAGTTTTCAGTGGTACTTTCTATTACCTGATGGCTCTAAGGTATTGAGTGACTGGAAGGACCAACCCTTCTAGGGGGTAGAATAGAGTGAGGGCCAGCCCATCACAGACTGACCCTCACAGAAACCGATGACACTACCATCGGCTAGTAACAAGTCTAGCCGATAGATAAGGCTAGAACATGAGTATTGAAGCTCTCTCAATGGTTCTCAACCATTCAACTGCTTTGGGATCTCCTAAGGTTGTTCTCCTAGGAATTGCTAATCACCTGGGACCTGATGCAACAGAGGGCGCTTGGCCTTCTCAGAAGCGCTTAGCTGACTATGCAAACCTCAGTGAGCGTGGCGTGCAAAAGTGCGTGGAGAAACTGGTGAAGGCTGGTGAGCTGCGCGTGGAGGTTGCAGGCGGTCACTCGCGCAATCAGTACAAACCTAATCGCTACTGGATAACGATTGAGTGTCCTGAGGATTGCGATAAATCTATGTCTCACAGGAGGGGTGAACTCCAGGACCAGGGGCGAACACCTGTACCGTCAGGGGCGAACTCCAGTACCGTCAGGGGTGTACCAGAGTTCGTACAAACCGTAATAGAACCTAAAGATAAATCTAAATATGCAACAGCTATTCCTGAGGGGTTCACTCCATCCGAGAAAATCCAGGAAACCTTTGAGAGCAAATATGGCTCAGTGTTGTCCTATGAGGAAACCCTGGAGGCTTTCACTGACTTCCATTTAGCTAAGGGCAGCAGATTCAAGGACTGGGATGCAGCGTTTAGGACTTGGTGCAGGAACGCGATGAACTTTCAGAAGCCTAAGACTGTGATTCATAAGCAGGAGTTGAAGCCTGCTGCTGAGATTCCTGAGGCGCGTGCGTGGGTGAGAGCTGAGCATGATCGTGGGGAGCATTGGGAGTGTAGGCCTGGGGAGTTTGGGTGCAAATGAAAATACTAAATCTGTATTCAGGCATTGGTGGCAATCGCAAACTGTGGGGCGATGAGCATGAGGTGACAGCGGTGGAGTATGACGAAAACATTGCACCTGTTTATGCTGACTTGTTTCCTAATGATGAGCTGGTGATTGGTGATGCTCATGAGTATTTGAGATTGCATCACAAAGAGTTTGACTTCATCTGGTCTAGTCCTCCCTGTCAAACACACAGCTCATTCCGGTACAACATTGGTGTGCAGTTGAGGGGTGTGGAGGAGAAGTACCCTGACATGACCCTTTATGAGGAGATCCTTTTTCTGCAGTATCACAGTGAGGCTTTGTGGGTGGTGGAGAATGTTGTGCCTTACTATCCTCCTATGCTCAATCCGGTGAAACGGAATCGGCATTTGTATTGGGCTAACTTTCACATCCCTGAGCTGCCTAAATTGGTGGAGAACTTGAGGGCTATGAATAAGGTGAGCGATCTGGAGAGCCTGCATGGTTACGATTTGTCTGCTTATCGGATTCCTAATAAGAGGCAGGTGTTGAGGAACTGTGTTGCTCCTGAGACTG